CTCAGCTGGAATTATTAGGCTAGATGACAATAGAAGTATTTCATGGGCAACAACGGATGCTAACATAGGTAGAGTGGAGATCTATGGTAACGAAGTAAATGACTATATATTGTTTAAGACTGACAACCAGGAGAAGATGCGTCTCATTAGTACAGGATTAGGCATAGGAACAACAGCACCTGCTGGCCCTCTACACGTCAAGTACTCCTCATCCACACTTGCTGGCATCACCATTGAGAACGATGGGGTTGGGTTCAACGCTGGATCAATGACCCTGCGTAGCGGAACATCGGGTGGGGTAAATATGTCCGTCACTAGTGGTGGTGGGCTGTACTTCTACAACCTAGACACAATGTCCAATACACTGAGTCAGCCCGCAACGGGGAACTTGATTGTAGGGGGCGCTGTAGACGCTGGATACCGCCTTGATGTCAAGGGTGGCGATGCCCGCTTTGAGCAGAACGTAGAGGCTGCAACCTATTCCGTGGCTGGTAATGCTGGCTACTCTGGAATTGTGAACTTCCCATCCAATCCCCCTGGTTCTCAGAACATGGAGTTTTTGCATGGAATATTGATAAATGTTTTTTAACTTTGTAGCATGACTGAGATTCAACCCGTAACCGTCCCTACCAAAGGCACGGCTAAGTATTTCCAAATCACCGCACTGAACTTTGTGGTGAGCCCCACTAGTGGCATTCAAACATACTGGCAAATTTTTGCAGAGCAAGTAGACGAGGAAGGCGTGGCATCACCTGGTGCTATGCTGATGGACGGCAACTTGCCTATGGACCAAGCTACCTACGATCAGTGGGGAACAGACGATGAGTATGTCGTTGATTGGGGACTCGAACAACTAGGATTTACTAAAGCATAATGGAACTTACAGATAAACAAAAAGAAAAACTGACTACAATGCGGACCCTAGAGGAGAACTGCATTGTAATGTTAGGTCGTATCTCTGCTAACCGAATTGACCTTCGTCTTCAAGAAGATGAGATTAAGGAGGCTATGTTTGAGAACGCCAAGAAGCGTCAAGAACTGCTTAAGGAGATTGAGGAAGATTTAGGACCTGGATCTATCGATATGCAGACTATGACGTTTACGCCAAAAGAAGACTAAACTGCTGATTCTCAGTAGTTCGAATGCCCGGAAACTATAAAATTTCTGGGCATTATCTTTGTAGAGTGAAGCTACCAGTATCATTCTCCGAATTTTCTAAAGACCCATCCAAGGCGGTGACATACCTGATGATCTTCGCTGTTATTTTTTTGTATATTCGTATGGAAAATCAGGACAAAGCAGTCAACACTGGATGTGAGGATCGCTTGAGTAGATGCGAAGCTAAGCTGGATCAGTTTTCTTCCATGCTCAAGACGCAAGACTCCATCTCGTCTGCGCTTCGTGCTGAGTTAACAACATACCAAAAAATGGGCATTATCAAATAATGAAACACGTCATTTTGCTTGCATCGCTAACAGCCGCTGCTGTTCCTGTCGCTCCAGAGCTTGGCTCTGCTGATCCATACCAAAAGTACTCCATGCAACTCGACCATGCTCAAGCCAGCATTGAGATGACTAAGGCTGCCATCGAGGAGGTCAAAGAGATGAACGAGGCTGCCATTGAGGAGGTCGTAACTAAGATGGAAGAGGTAAAGCAGGAGGCTGAGGAGATGAAGAAGAAGACTGAGCTCTTGATGGTAGTGCTCGAGACTAATAACATTGAAGTTCCAAAGGATCGTGAGTCGTGGTATGAAGACTCTGTTCGCACGGCCAATATGATAGAAATAAACAAGAAATGAAAAACTTTTTCAAACAAATGATCTCTTCAAAGGACGGAGATGTCTCACACAAACGAGTCTTGGGGTCAATCGGTTTCTTGGCTTTGGTTGCTACTATGGTCGCTAATTCTTTTTCCCCTCTTGATGTTGCGCCTAGCCCTGAGCTGGTAAGTGCCGTTGAGTACTTGGTAATGTCTACTGTTTTCGGCTCTGTGCTGGAAAAATTCACAAACAAAGGGTAATGGCCGATAAGAGCAAGATGAAATGCAATGTTCCACGGACGAGCGATCGCCCTGGGAAGAAGATGATGGTCAAGGCTTGCTCTGGAGGCACTGAGAAGTTAATTCACTTCGGGGCCAAAGGGTACGGACACAACTATAGTGCGGCTGCTCGTAAGAGTTTCAAGGCTCGTCACAAGTGTTCTACCGCCACCGATAAGTTATCTGCTCGTTACTGGGCCTGCAAGAAGTTGTGGGCTGGTCCTGGAGGGTCAACCAAAAGTAGTCCTAAAACACGTAAAGGTAAATACTGATATGAAAAAGATGATTAAGGAGTATGGCGGAAAGGAAAAGTACGCTTCCAAGAAGGCTAAGGCCATGCATGAGAAAAAAGAGAGCAAGGCCACCGAGAAGAAGGAAAAGAAACAAGTAGTGTCTAATACTAGTGCAGCAAAAGTAACCAAGAAATATACTAAGCGATGAAAAGCAAAGGACTTGGAGATTCTGTAGAGAAGGTCATGAAGGCCACGGGGATCAAGAAGATGGCAGAGAAATATGCCGAGAAAACTGGGAAGGACTGCGGTTGTAATAAGCGCAAGGAGTCATTAAATAAAATGTTCCCTTATGGCAAAGGCTAAAAGCGGGTCCTTAAACTCGTCAACTTACAAGGTACGGTCCAAGGTTTGCAGACCTGGTGTCCATGCCAAGACCAAGACTTCTAGAACTAAGGGCAGTAAGCTCTATGTGAAGAAATATAAGGGTCAAGGAAAATAACTATCTTTGTGCTATGCCAATTCAACAATTGCAGCATGGCCATGGTGTGTCTATTACACCGAATGACAACGCCTATATTTGGCAGCAACTATTCTATACCTATAAGGTTTACACTACACTGTATGTAGGCGGTGCGGGAGACCTGCACGTCTTGACGGCTGGTGGCGATGACATCACGTTTAGCTCAGTCCCTGCTGGAACATTCCTTCCCGTCCATGTGGCAAAGGTCTTTGCTAGTGGCACGACTGCTACGGGGATCATAGCCCTTGACATCACAACGCAGCCTACTGATTTTACTGGCTTGCTTGACACTTATAGTGGTGCAGCAGCTGCGTACTCTTTGCGTCAGTTGTCATCATCTTACTCTGGTAGTGCTATCCGTGTCCGCAGATCCTCCGACAACGCAGAGCAGGATATCGGCTTCGCATCTAATGAGTTAGATACGACCGCCTTGACTGCCTTCTGCGGTGCTGGTAATGGCTTTGTCACAACTTGGTATGACCAAAGTGGAAATAGCAATGATGCAACTCAAACAACAGCAGCGAGTCAGCCGCAGATAGTTAGTAGTGGGAGTGTAATAACGGAAAATGGGAAGCCGAGTGTGCAGTTTGATGGGAGTAATGATTTTGTTCAGCACGCTGCCATTTCAGGTTCTGCTTTTAGCGGTTTTGCCGTATCTTCGGGTATTTACACAGCGTTTGGTGCGGTTATAAGTTCAAGGAAAAATCTTGGAGCTTTTACTCAAAATGGTTATGTTGTTCTGTATGGTGACGATTCTCCCACAAATACTTTTTTTGGTCAAACCAGAGATGGCACAACTTTTCAAATATCTCAATTTACAAATGGTCCAACAACGCAGCAATTAATCTCACTTATAAATGATAGTTTTGGAATCGGCTCAAGTACGCAAACATTATATCAAAACAATGTACAAAAGGCAACTAACTCAACATATAATCCGATTTCGTATAGTGTTACAAATCAATATTGTATAGGCGCTGATAATTCAACCGGGAACTTTCTTAATGGCAAGATACAAGAAGTAATATTGTACACCTCTAATCAAATGAGTAACACAAATGGCATAAATAACAACATAAACGACTTTTATTCTATATACTAATGACAAAAGGCTACCAATACCAAACCGAACAAGAAGCACAAACCGCACAATCGGCTTGTAACGCTTATTACGGCATTCCCGTGAACGATGAGGATGTGACCCGTAATTGGGTAGGCTATCAGTTCGCTGAATTGAATACCCCAACCTTTTGGTACATCATCTATGATGAGTCGTTGCTACCAGTCTTAGGCGAGCCCACGGAGTTCGAGGTCGTTTACCCCGATATAAATCAAAACCCTTAACTTTGCAATATGTATCAGAAACTTCAAGTCGGAAGGGCAGCGTCTGTCACCCCTAGCGACACTGTAGATATCCCATCGGTAACTGGCGGAACTAACAACGGCTGCGTCTTGTATGTAGGCGGATACGGAGACATTAAGGTTCGCACCATTGGTGGAGATGACATTATATTTGCTGGCGTCCTTGGTGGAACCTTTATGCCCATACAGGTGATTAAGGTTTACGCTACTGGAACCAGCGCAACTGACATCGTAGCCCTTTGGTAATATGCAGATAGTAAACGCCATTGTAGGACAGGTGGCGTCCTGGACCAAGGGCGTCATTACTAGCTACTTTGCTAGGGTAAAGGCTGGCGGCTATCCAGCCGAGGCGCCTCAGTGCGTTCAGTCGGAAATCAACTCCCAGCCACTTCTAGATCAAGCATCCTTTGTTTTAATCCCATCGGGGTATAAAGAAGACATTGTCTATTCACAAAAACCCACAGACGGAAGCGGAGATTTGACGTTCACCCGTGCGAGTGACGGCACCCGTGTAAATTCTGCGGGGTATGTTGAAAATGTGCCTTGGAATTTAGCGTTGTATTCGGAGGATTTAGACAGTTGGAATGATTCAAACGGCACAAGTACGAACAACCAAACCATAAGCCCAGACGGAACGCAAAACGCTGGTAAGTTTACCCCAACTGCGTCAAGTGCGAACACAAGAACTTTTTTTTCCGTTACAAGTGGCTCAAATTACACTATGAGCGTGTATTTGAAAAAAGCGGGTATTGATGAGGTGCAAGTGGATTTGGCTAATAGTGATTTTGGTGATGCCAATGTTGTTGTAAACCTAACAAGCGGAACAATTACGGCAACTGGTGGCGATAACATAAGCCAAAACATAACAAGTGTAGGAAATGAATGGTATTTAGTTTCTTTGACCGCGTTATCAACCGCAACGAATGCCAGTTCCCCTTTAATTATTAGAAACAATCTTGGCTACGATGGTTCAAGTGGGTTTTACATCTGGGGCGCACAAGCCGTTTTAGGCTCAACCGCAAAGCCCTACTTCCCCACCACTGACCGCCAAAATGTCCCCCGTTTGACTTATGAGGGAGGGTGTCCGAGTTTGTTGCTTGAGCCGCAGAGGACTAATCTTGTAAAGCAGTCAGAATACTTTACTGTTCCACCTTGGTCGGAATATGTTTTTGGAGGTGCTTCGCTTACTCGCACATTTGGTTATGAGTCTCCTGAAGGAAATAATAATGCTTACAAATTTGATGTTGTTGTCGGAACAGGTGGTGTATTGCTAACCGATAATATCACAATTAATCCTGCCAATGCTCAAACTTTAAGCGTTTGGATGAAAGGCGAAAATGGTGGAGAAAAGGTATTGTTAGCATTACGAAATTCAGCGTCAGCAGGTACTTCTGGAAATATAATAACCTTAACAAGTGAATGGGCAAGATATGATGTAACATTAACGACTGATGCTGCTGATAGAGGATTCCAATTTAGAATGTTAAGTTCTAATGGTGTCGTTGACCAAACGATATATGTCTACGGAGCGCAACTTGAAGAAGGAAGTTATGCAACAAGTTACATACCTACCTATGGTAGTAGTGTAACGAGGTTAGCAGATGTTGCTTATAAGACGGGTATTAGTTCGTTGATTGGGCAGACGGAGGGGACGATGTTATTGGATTGTGAAATACTTACAACTGACACACAAGATTTGTTGAGCATTCGCCCAGGGGGTACAAGTTCGGTGGTAATAGGCACGGCATCAAATTTAATTTTGGGGTATGTCATTGAAGGCGCAACCATAATTTCAATGAATTTTGCAAATTACGCAATTAATACACGCTATAAAATTGCAATTGCTTACAAGAACGGAGATTGTGCGTTGTATGTAAACGGAACACAAGCCGACACCGATACAACCGCGTTTACTTTTTCAACAGAATTAAGTACTTTGTATTTAGGTCAATCGCAATACTTTGGTAAATCTTCGTATAAAAATAACGAAGTTGTACTTTTCAAAACCCGCCTAACCAACGATCAACTGGAAGTCCTCACGGGCGATTCATACCCATCTTATATCGCAATGGCTGATGCCTTAACTTATTACTATGACTAATCCAAGTTTACAAATCGGAGACGGCAACTGGGCATACAAAGAGGACAACCTTTTAGGCTATGCCATTAGCCCCGTCAATAATAAATTCCTACCCCGTGAGATGACCTTCACCCGTGCCTCTGATGGTACGAGAGTGAACGAAGATGGGTTGGTTGAAAATGTGCCGTTTAACTTGTTGGAGCAGAGTAATAGTTTTGATACAAGCCCTTGGTCAACAGCAAACGCAAGTGTAACGGGAGGACAATCGGGTTATGATGATTCTTCCGATGCTTGGTTAATTGAATCAACAAGTGCCAATGGTCGTGTAGACCAATCTGTTTCAAAAAGTGGAGTTCAAACTTTTAGCGTATATGCCAAAGCAGGAAATTCTAATTGGGTTAGATTGCGTTCAGATTATATTGGTGCAAATGCAGATGCTTATTTTGATTTGCAAAATGGAGTTGTTGGTTCAAGTTATAATGTAATCACAACACAAATTGATTCTGTTGGTAATGGATGGTATCGGTGTAGTGTGGTTTTCAATCAATCAATCACAGTTGTTCGTATTTATACAACATCCGCCAACAATAGTGCTGGTGGCTCTGGTAATAGTGCATACATCCAAGACGCACAACTAAACACAGGCAGCACCGTCAAACCCTACTTCCCAACAACCAATCGCCAAGATGTACCTCGCATAGATTATTCAAGTGGAACTGGGGCGTTGTTGCTTGAGCCGCAGAGGACGAATTTGGTGACATCTAGTGAGCAGTTTGACAATGGGGCTTGGGGTAAAAATCGTTGTGTTGCAACGGCAAACACTACAACAAGCCCAGACGGATATATTAATGCTGATACCTTAACATCCAATAACTCACTGGAATCTTATGCTGAAATAGCTGCCACACCAACGGCATCGCAAGTAGCGTATAGTTTTTTTGCAAAAAAGAACAACGCAAACTTTGTGCATTCTTTGGCTTGGGATAGGGTAGCAAATGGCGCACGGCAATGGTTTGACATTCAAAATGGAACTGTTGGTTCTTCTACTACATTTGGAACTGGTTATAGTGTTGCATCTGCGTCTATTGTAGATTATGGAAATGGATGGTTTAGGTGCATTACGATTTACAATGTGACAAGCGGAGTTACCAATGGATTTAGGGTTTCATTGTCTACAGCCAACGCTGATACAAATAGCCCAATAGGTACCGCACAATACTTTTGGGGCGCACAACTCGAAGCAGGTTCCTACCCCACCTCCTACATCCCCACAACATCCTCATCTGTGACCCGTTTGGCTGACGCTTGTTACCGAACTGGCATCAGCGAGTATATCGGGCAGACGGAGGGGACGATTTTTGTTGAGATAAATGCTATTGATGTTACGGATTCTCGTGTAACAATAAGCGATGGAACAAGTTCAAACCGATTGATTTTAAGAATCCACTTTAATGGAAAAATTCAATGGGAAGGTGTCCAAGGTGGAACAGATGAATGGAATATAGAGAGTTCAATCGGTACCATTGTAAGCGGTTCAACTTATAAAATAGCAGCAGCGTATGGCACGAACAATGTTGCTTTGTATGCAAATGGAACGCAAATAGGGGTGGATAATTCCGCAGTAGTTACAAGCGCATTAAGTATTTTAAGATTTGCTAATGCGGCTGGTGGTACACTTTATCATTGGAATCAATATACAAAACAAGCCGTCCTATTCAAAACCCGCCTTTCAAACACCGAATTAGCCGCCCTAACAACTTTATAAAATGAATACCTTCAAAAAATACGAAATGAGCCCAGCAACTTGGGCAACCCTACAAGCCAAGATTCAACAAACCGATGACGAAGGCAACAAGTCCTATGTCGGCTGTGCAGTCCACGAGATTGGACAAATTTGCCACGCCTATGATGAGGAAGGTAACTGCACCGACCTATCTACAAAGTGGGCGGTTGACATTCTTTGGTACACAGAACCCGTTGCCGACTTTACTCCCTACGAGGTCTGGCCTGACCCTTGTGGTGTTCACACATTTGCGGGTTGCGAGAGCGAGTACCTAAAGGGGTATTGTGAGAAGTTCCCCGATTCACCCTTTTGCGTGATTCCTGATGCCGAAGAATAAAATCATCGGAAAGAACAAGCGCCCTGGCTCTAACAAGGCCACTGGTCGTGACTATTCCTATGACAAGGAGTATCAGTCTAGCCCTGCTCGCAAGAAGTATAGGGCTGAGTTGAATAAGGCCAACCGAAAGGCTGGAACCTACGGCAATGGCGATGGCAAGGATATGAGCCACACCAAGAGCGGGAAGTTGGTCAAAGAAAAGCAGAGTAAGAACAGAGCTCGCAACAGAGGGAAGAAGTAGTGCGTTTCTTACAAGCGATATTAATAACGCTGTTGCTGACATCGTGCTCGGCACAATGGCATATTAAAAGAGCCGTTAAGAAAGACCCGTCCATCATAACGGACACTGTGATATTCGATACGGTAGTCATTAGAGAAGAGCGTGTATTGCACGATACATTCTTAACTACCGAATATGATACCATAACCATGGAGGATTCATTCGTATATACGCAAGTGATACGAGAAAAGGATATCATAAAGGTATATACTAAGTGTAAAGCAGATACCATTCGCATTACTAAAAAACTGCCACCTCAAGTGATCTATAAGGAGCCTTGGTTCAAGTGGTGGTACTTTCTGATTATATTCGCTATATTTGTGATTATAATCAAATTGAAATGAACAAACTTACAGATGCTGAATTATCTAGTATTCGGCAATTAAACCAGTCCATAGTAGACTTAAAAAACTCCATCTCTGATTACGAAATCAAGAAGTACTATGCCATGCAGCAAATCATGCAGCGTGCTAGCGAACTCAATAAATTGAATGACGAGATTGAGTCCAAATATGGGTCTATTAATATTAACCTAGAAACGGGAGAGTATGGTCATCAGGAAGATATCAGTGGGTCATGACTATAAGAATTCTATGAACTACTTGGTTGGTCAGTCTATCTTAAATAACAACTATACGATAGAGGAAATCAGCCACGAGAGTGATGGATCTGTATCCATTTGGATTAGGAACACAGAGAGAAATGAGATATTGCGTTGGAAGAGATTTAACTCAAATATGCCAGTGTCTTTTGAGTTCAATATAGATTTTTAATGAAGTCTACTTTCTATTTTTTAGTCATCCCATTGAACGGGGACGAATTCATGCGTCAAACAAAAGACGGCTTGATTGTCAATGCCAACATTGACGACCATAAGTCAACGCAAAGATTGGCTAAGGTGCTTGCTTGTCCAGAAGGAACGGGTGTAGAAGAGGGTGATATATTGCTTGTACATCACAATATCTTTAGACCGTATTACGACATGAAGGGTAGACTAAGAAAGAGCAGCAACCTAGTAAAGGACAAGTTGTATTATGTCGAACCAGAGCGTGTATATATGTATATCCGTGATGGAAAAGAATACGTCTTTGGAGACTATTCATTCATAAAGCCAGTCAATAAGGATATGGATGGCTTCCAATATTCAACTAATGTGGAAAAGGAGATGATTGGTGAAGTAGCATTGATTGAGCCTTCGTTCTCCGAGCAAGAGGAGGTTAGTATTGGCGATGTCATTACATTTACGAAGGACAGCGAGTATGAGTTTAGGATTAACGATGAGCGGTTCTATCGTGTACCAACTAAAAACATAGTAGCAGTATTATGAGCAAGAAGACAAGAGAAGAAATTATCAAAGCTGGTGAAATAGCCGTCAAGGAACTTATACGGGTTGCTAAGGAAGAGATTATCACTGGCGATCCCAATAACGAACTAGCGGCAGATAGGTTAAAAAATGCAGCAGCAACGAAGAAGCTTGCTGTGTTTGATGCCTTTGACATTCTGAACAGAATCGAAGAGGAGCGCAATGTCCTAGAAGGAAATGACTCTCCTAAGAAAAACGACAACAACAAGGGGTTTGCTGAGAAATTCAGTCGATGAAGGAGTACGCTCTTTATAAGATCAACAAGAAGGCTATATCTGAAGAGATTAAGGCAGCAAAGAACAAGGAGAAGTCTTGGGTATATGGCTATGACGAAGAGCATGATGTAGTTGTCATATCCAAGGATGGTACTATTGGTGATATCTATGAGATAAACTCACTGAAGATAGCATTGCCTTCCACTCCTAAAGACTTGCCGCAAGGAGAGAACAAGTGGGTTCCAAACGAGTACCCAAAAGAACTAGCAAAGATTAAGAGCATATTCGATTGGAACTCGAAACCAAAAGACTTTAAGAATACATGGGTTAATTTTATCGAGAACGAATTTGACAAAAGAGAATATGGCCATTGGTTTATTAATAACAACATACCTACTTATATTACGGGCAGTCATTACATCTATCTACAATGGACGAAAATTGACGTAGGCTTGCCAGACTTCCGTGAGTCTAACAGAATCTTCTTTATATACTTCGAGGCTTGCAAGGCAGACAAGAGGTGCTTCGGTATGATTTACCTAAAGAACAGACGTTCTGGTTTTTCTTTTATGAGTGCTGCTGAGATTGTCAATCAAGCAACAATGTCTAAGGATGCCAGATTTGGCATCTTGTCTAAAACGGGTGATGACGCAAAGAAGTTATTCACGGATAAAGTCGTAAACATATCCAACAACTACCCGTTCTTCTTCAAGCCCATACAAGATGGTATGGATCGTCCTAAAACTGAATTGGCATACCGTGTGCCTGCATCTAAGATCACCAAGAAGAATATGTCTAGGCTTGATGATGACACCATGGATGGCCTTAACACTACCATTGACTGGAAGAATACGGCAGACAATAGTTATGACGGTGAGAAGTTAAAGTTGCTCATCCATGACGAGAGCGGGAAGTGGATGGTGCCAAATAAAATTCTAAACAACTGGCGTGTTACTAAGACTTGTCTTCGATTGGGTAGTAAGATCATTGGAAAGTGCGTCATGGGTTCAACGTCAAACGCCCTTGATAAAGGTGGCGCTCAGTTCAAGAGCTTGTATGAGGACTCTAACCCAGCAGACCGAAACGCTAACGGGCAGACCAAGAGTGGCTTGTATCACTTGTTCATTCCAATGGAGTGGAACTTTGAAGGATACATAGACCAATACGGAATGCCGGTATTCCATACTCCCAAAAACCCTATTCGTGGTGTTGATGGCGAGATGATAAAGATGGGTGTTATTGACTATTGGGAAAACGAAGTGGAGTCTCTCAAGTCAGATGCCGATGCATTAAACGAATTCTATCGCCAGTTTCCAAGGACCGAGTCCCATGCCTTCCGAGATGAGAGTAAGGCAAGTATATTTAACTTAACCAAGATATACCAGCAGATTGATTACAATCAGTCTTTAATAAAAGACAGGGTGTTGACTCGTGGATATTTTCATTGGAAGGATGGCAAGAAGGACACCAAGGTAGTTTGGACCCCTGACAACAAGGGGAGATTCTTAATCAGTTGGTTTCCCCCATCGCACATGATGAATAATGTCATTAAGCGTGGAGATAGTTTTTATCCTGGCAACGAGCACATTGGTAGTTTTGGCTGTGACTCTTATGACATCTCTGGTGTTGTTGGTGGTGGCGGATCTAACGGTGCCTTACACGGCATGACAAAGTTCCATATGGACGATGCTCCTAGCAATCAATTCTTCCTTGAGTATGTGGCAAGACCACAGACGGCAGAGATATTCTTTGAGGATGTTCTAATGGCTTGCGTATTTTACGGGATGCCAATGCTTGCGGAGAACAACAAGCCACGACTGCTGTATCATTTTAAGAGCAGAGGTTATCGTGCTTTTGCGATGAACCGACCAGACAAGGAGAAGCACAAGTTATCTAAGACAGAGAAAGAACTTGGTGGTATACCTAACTCATCAGAGGATGTCAAGCAATCGCACGCATCTTCTATCGAGACTTACATTGAGAAGTTTGTTGGTCTTGATTTAGAAGGCACATATAGGCCAAGTGATGAGATGGGGTCAATGTACTTCACTAGAACTCTTGAGGATTGGGCGAGATTTGACATCAACAATCGAACGAAGTTTGACGCAACTATTAGCAGTGGTTTAGCCATTATGGCCAATTATCGTCACCAATATGTACAAGAAAAGAAGCAATCAAAAATAAGTATTAAATTTGCAAAGTACGATAATAAGGGCAATACTAGCCAAATAATAGGATAATGGACAAAAAAACACTCGTCCCATATGTGACCTTCCCTAACAATACTGCTACGGAAGAAGAAAAAGCGTCTAAGGACTATGGGCTTCAAGTAGGTCAATCTATTCAATACGAGTGGTTCAAGCGATCCTCAAATAGCTGTAGATTCTACGACCAATGGATAGAATTCAATAGGCTACGACTTTATGCTCGTGGTGAGCAGTCTGTGGCTAAGTATAAGAACGAACTGGCAATCGATGGGGACTTATCGTACCTTAACCTCAACTGGGAGCCAGTTCCTATTATACCAAAGTTTGTTGACATTGTCGTCAATGGTATCTCCAATCGTCTGTACGATGTAAAGGCACAAGCCCAAGACCGTCTGTCTTCTAAGAAGCGCAACGACTATCGCAGAATGGTTGAGGCTGATATGTTGGCTAAGGATTTGCTGAGTCAAATCAAGCAAGACTTTGGTGTTGATGCCTTCAATGTAAACCCAGATGAATTGCCTGAGAACAATGACGAGTTAAATCTGTATATGCAGATTAACTATAAGCCAGGCATTGAGGTTGCTGAGGAGCAAGCCATTCGTACTATTCTTGGAAACAACTCATACGAGGACATCAAGAAGCGCATCGACTATGACTTGACCGTCCTTGGTATTGGAATGGTCAAGCACACTTTCAGCACTAATGGTGGTGTTAAGATTGACTATGTCGATCCCGCTGATGTGGTTTACTCTTACACAGACTATCCTACATTTGACGATTGTTTTTATTTTGGTGAAATCAAGCGTGTCCATATCTCAGAGGTTAAGAGGATGTATCCTTTCTTGACAAAAGAGGACATTGAGGAGATTTCAAACTATGCATATACCTGGTATCAAGATTATGGTGCTGTCCGCCCTTATATTGATAGCGTCTTTGAGAAAGAGGTTGTCAACTTGCTTTATTTCAATTACAAGACGGATAAGCGTTTTGTTTTCAAAAAGAAATACCTAGACAACGGAGGCGAGCGTGTCATCCGTAAGGACGAGCGGTTCAATCCACCAACCGATGAGCAAGAGCGTTTCGAGCGAATCGATAAGGTGATTGATGTTTGGTACAAGGGAGTAATGGTTCTTGGAACCGACAAGCTACTTGAGTGGGACATGATGAAAAACATGGTTCGCCCCAAGTCTGCTTCACACATGGCATACCCCGAGTATGTTGCTATGGCTCCTCGTATGTACAAGGGCCGTATTGAATCTTTGGTTCGCAGAATGGTTGGTTTTGCGGACTTGATACAGTTGACGCATTTGAAACTACAGCAAGTGATTGCTAGAATGGTTCCAGATGGCGTTTATATCGATGCTGACGGCCTTAATGAGGTCGACTTGGGTAACGGGTCCAACTACAACCCAGAAGAGGCTCTAAGGCTCTATTTTCAAACGGGTAGTGTTATTGGTCGTTCATTCACTCAAGATGGTGAATTCAACAACGCCCGTATTCCTATCCAAGAACTTGGAAAGAGTTCTGGTCAAGCCAAGATTGCTAGTCTGGTAAACTCATACAATCACTACATGAATATGATTCGTGATGTGACGGGACTTAATGAGGCACGAGATGGCTCTACTCCAGATCCCAATGCTTTGGTTGGTGTACAGAAGTTGGCTGCCTTAAACTCTAATACAGCAACTCGTCACATTCTTGAGGGCGGCTTGTTCATCACTAAGCGTTTGGCTGAGTGTATCTCATTGCGTATCTCTGACATCCTAGAGTACTCAGAGACCCGTGACCAATTGGTTCACCAAATCGGATCGCACAGCACTGAGATTTTGGATGACATCGCTGACTTGTATATGCACGATTTTGGTATCAACATCTTGGTTGCCCCCGATGAGGAGGAGCGTGCACAGATGGAAGCCAATATTCAAGTTGCCTTGAGTCGTGATCAAATCACACTTGAGGATGCCATCGATATCCGTGAGTTAAAGAATATCAAACTTGCTAACGAGTTACTGAAGGTTAAGCGTAAGAACAAAGAAAAGCGTGACCAACAGTACGAGATGCAAAAGATGGAGGCTCAGACACAGGCAAATATCCAATCTTCACAAGCAGCTGCTCAGTCTAAGATGCAGCAGATTCAACTCGATGCTGAGGCTAAGATGCAAATCAAGCGTGCTGAGGCAGAGTATGAGACTATGAAGATGCAAGCAGAGGCTAATCTTAAATTGCAGTTGATGGAGCGTGAGTTCCAGATGCAGATGCAGTTGAAAGGAGTTGAGGCAAATGCATTGAAGACACGTGAGATGGATAAGGAGAAGGCAAAGGATGATCGAATCAGCCTTCAAAATACGCAACAATCAAAACTTATCGAGCAGAGGAAGAAGGACTTACCTCCAATCAATTTTGAGTCAAATGAGGATAGCCTAGACGGCTTTGATTTGGCACAATTTGAGCCTAGATAATTTTTTATAGTATATTTGCGATAAACAATCTAATCTAATATGAGTGAATTCAAAGTAAGGGAAGTGGGCGCTGAAGAACAAAAAAGTGTCCAAGAAGTCGAAGAGCAATTGCTTGAACAACACGAGCAAGAGCTTCAGACCGAAGAAACTCCCGCAGAAGAAACCACTCAAGCCGAGGTACAAGAACAAGTGCCTTCTCTTGAGTTAACAGAAGAATCCGTTCTTTCTTTTATTAAGAATCGTTACGACAGAGAGATTGACAGCATCGATGGTCTATTTCAAGCTAAGGAGGAGACTCCTGAGTTGCCAGAAGATGTGTCAGCCTATCTGAAGTACAAAAAAGAAACGGGTCGTGGATTCGAAGACTTTATTAAACTTAATAAGGACTTTGAAAAAGAGGACCCGACTTCGCTGCTTCTTGAGTATTACAAGGAGACTTCACCAGGGCTAGACGAAGAAGACATTCGTTTTGACATGGAGGAGAAGTTTCTTTATGACGAAGATCTCGATGACGAGAAGGATGTCAAGAAAAAGAAGTTGGCGATGAAAAAAGAACTTGCGAAGGCAAAGGAATACTTCGAAAAGCAAAAAGAACAATACAAAGTTCCTCTTGAGTCAAGGGGTCCTTCAGTTCCAGATGCTGAAAAGGAGTTGTACGAAGCCTTTAAGAGTCAAGCCCAACAAGCTAGGGAGCTGGAACAAGAGCAACAAAAGCGTTCTAAGTACTACATGGAGAAGACATCAGAGTTGTTCAGTGAGGATTTCAAAGGTTTTGATTTCCAAATTGGCGATGAGAAAATGTCTTACAAACCTGGAGATCCTAAAATACTTTTGGAAAAGCAATCCAACATGGCATCTTTTTTTCAAGGCTTTGTCGATGAAAATGGGATGATTAAGGATGCTGCTGCTTATCATAGGGCGATGGCTGTTGCAATGAATCCAGATTCATTTGCTAGATTTTTCTACGAGAAGGGTAAAGCCGAGGCGATAGACAATGTAGCAAAGGAGTCCAAGAACATAGACATGAGTGCTAAGAAAGTTCAAGAGACACCAAAGAGTCAAGGATTCTCAGTAACGGCTTTGGATAGCGGACCTAGCAACAGATTAAAGATAAAAAGTATTAAATAACTAAAAAACAAAAATTATGGCAGGTTCCGTATTGGCGACTCCCGGTTATAGCTTAACCCCCGCCCCAAGTAAAGTTACTCTTCCTAGTAACTACATTAACAATTTTGACTTCTTGAATCAGTATCTTCCCGATACCTACGAGAAGGAATTCGAGCGTTATGGCAATCGTTCTGTTGCGTCTTTCTTGCGTGCAGTAGGTGCTGAGATGCCTTCTAACTCTGACTTGATTAAATGGTCTGAGCAAGGTCGTCTTCACACCCAGTACACTGGCGTAACTGCAACTGAAGCCGTAGGTGCAACTACTGCTGGTCAACAAAAACTAGAAATCGCAAGTGGAACTTGTAATTTCCGTGTTGGACAGACTGTAGTATTGTCATCTGCTCTTGACAACAAAACTCAGAAGGCAATTGTAGTAACTGTTGGAGTTACTAATGCTCAAGAGTTTGTTGTTGCTTACTACGACAACGCTGGTGCTGGTTTCACCAACGGTCGTACTGACATCGTTACTTACGTTTATGGTTCTGAATTCCGTAAGGGTAGCACTGGTATGGTTGGTTCTTTGGAGGCTGAATCTAGCTACTTCGAGAACAAGCCTATCATCATCAAGGACAAGTACGAAGTATCTGGTTCTGACATGGCTCAAATCGGATGGGTAGAAGTTACCACCGAGAATGGTGCTACTGGTTTCTTGTGGTACATCAAGTCTGAGCACGAGACTCGCTTGCGTTTCGAAGACTACATGGAGATGGCAATGATTGAAGGTCAACCCGCTGAGACTGGTTCTGGTGCTTTGGCTTACTTGTCACCCGCTCCTGGCGCTACCGATGCTGGTACCGAAGGTATGTTCTATACCATCGAGAATCGTGGTAACGTATGGTCTGGTGGAAACCCCTCTACTTTGGCTGACTTCGATGCTATCATCGAGCGTTTGGACAAGCAGGGTTCTATCCAAGAGAACGTATTGTTCTTGAATCGTCAGTTCGGTTTCGACATTGATGATATGTTGGCTGCTCAAAATAGCTACGGTGTTGGTGGAACTAGCTACGGCTTGTTCGACAACGATGAGAAGATGGCCTTGAACTTGGGCTTCTCTGGCTTCAAGCGTGGTTATGAGTTCTACAAGACCGACTGGAAATACTTGAACGATGCTACTTTGCGTGGTGGTGTTACCGCTGAGAAAGTAAATGGTGTATTGGTTCCTGCTGGTTCTATGACCGTTTATGATCAGGTTTTGGGTAAGAACGCAACTCGTCCTTTCTTGCACGTTCGTTATCGTGCTTCTGAGACTGAGGATCGCCGTTACAAGACTTGGATGACTGGTTCTGCTGGTGGTGCTAGCAACAGCGACTTGGATGCTATGGAAGTTCACTTCTTGTCTGAGCGTGCTTTGTGCACTATGGGAGCTAACAACTTCTTCATCTTCAAGGACTAATCCTTAAACTTTAATGGGGGGTGGTAATCCCGCCCCCCTTTTTACTTACAACTTAAATAAAATACAAATGAACTTAAAAGAAAGAGTCTACCTCTTGAAGGGTGGCCGTGAGCCATTGACCTTCGTACTTCAGTCTAGAAACACTAGACGTTCTCCCCTACTTTGGTTTGATGAGGAGAAAGGAATTAACCGACCATTGCGTTATGCTCGTAATCAGCGCTCACCATTTGAGGATGAGCAAGATGACTCTGCAATCGTAGAGCCAATCGTATTCGAAAATGGCGTATTGAAGGTAAGCAAAACAGACACCGTACTGCACAAGTTTCTAGAGATGCACCCAAAGAATGGCATCTTGTTTGAGGAGTTTGTTGCGGAGCGTGATGCTGAGAAAGAAATCGAAGACATGAACTATGAGGTTGATGCTTTGATTGCTGCACGTGAGATGAGCGTTGACAAGTGCGAGGAAATCTTGCGTGAGTTGATTGGTAACCGTGTAGACAATATGACTTCTAAAGAACTTCGCAGAGATATCATGGTATATGCTCGCAACAACCCATATGAGTTGTTGACGCTTGCTGGTGATCCTGATGTGAAGATGAAGAACAACATTGCTAAATTGTTCGAATTGAATATCATTCAGTTCCGTAACAAAGACCGTGATGTGTTCTTCAATTTGCCCAATAGTAAAAAGCGCTTGATGACTATTCCCGAAGGCGAGGAGAAGTTTACTTGCGTGAAGGAATACTTCGAAACAGAAGAGGGAGAACCCATCTATAACAAGCTCTGCAGGGAGTTGTAAAAAAGCATTAACTTTGCGATGTTATGGAAAAATTTTTAAGTATCCCCGTCACTAACGAGCAGAGCCAATTGGTTTCTGCTAATGGAATCCTCTTGATCGAGCAAGCTGGTCAAACTTCTGTTACCATCACTTATTTGAGTGGTAAGGTAACTACCTTGACTCATGCTTCTGCTGCTGTAGGAAACGAAGATCAGCGTGATGCTATCCAAGATGCCGTTGTAGCTGCTTTGCAGACTCCTTGGTATAAAGTAGCCTTCGCTGTAACTAGTTTGCCTTACGCAGTTAGCGGTATTGCCGTTGCTTAATTTTAGGTTATTCTAAGAGAAAGGCCATCCCAATAGGGGTGGCTTTTTTTTTGTTATCTTTGCATAAGATGATTAACGAGGTGAGAAATACCGTGATGTTTATTCTGAATAAGGATAACAATGGTTACCTTACTCCTTCTGAGTTCAATGCCTTTGCACGACTATCTCAGTTGGAGGTGTTTGAGGATTTATTCCAGAAGGTAAATGCATGGAATACTCGCAGAAACAATAGGACTTCAAATAGCGGTGTCGCTGATGTAGCCAAGAATCTTGCAGAAGATTTGGATACGTTTGTAAAGACAGCAACATTGACTCTTGATACTGGAAGTACATTTAACTTGCCAACAGATGTATACGGATTGGTTGATGTTATTTATTCAAATAAATCTGTAGAGAAGGTTTCGAATCACAGAATAACATTGCTGAATAATTCAAACTTGACTGCACCTAGCACCTATTTCCCTGCATATGTAGATAGAGAGACAAAGGTTACTTTATATCCAACAACGATTGTTACGGGAGTGTCTGCCATATACATACATCTTCCTTCTGATCCTAATTGGACCTACTACACAGATCCTAATGGTAACCCAATCTTTGATATCAACAATCCAAGTTACCAAGACTTTGAACTTCCCAAGATTTATCAAAGGGAGTTAGTGTTGCGTATCCTAGCGAAGGCTGGTGTCACTTTGAGAGAGGCTGATATTATTAATGTAGTCAATACAGAAGAGGCTAAAAACCAACAAAAAGAAGGTAAGTAATGGCACAAACCCCACAGCAATATTATAGTTCAGCGGCCAACTACGGAAGTGGTCAATATGTTACATTGAATGATGTAGTCAACAACTTCATGCTCATGTATGTGGGTTATGACAAGTTGATTGACAATGTAGACCGATACAATGTATTATTCCACGCAAAACGTGCCGTACAAGAACTAAACTACGATGCCTTCAAAGAGATTAAGGTTTTAGAAACTTTAGTCAATGACGACTTGAAAGTCATATTACCTCAGCATTATGTAAACTATGTCCGTATATCATACGAACAAGGTGGAGTGCTGTTCAAGATGAGCGAGAACAAGACAGTCAACTGGGCTAAGAAGTACGAGCAAGACGAGAATGCAAACTACGCATACTTGTTTGATATCGATGGCAATTTGATTGAGGAGCAGTCTGAACTAGATCGCATCCGTATTGAAGGCACCTATGGGCAGTACCCATACCCAGGACCTTGGTTTGGTCGTTGGGGATGGTTCTATAATGACTACTGGTACTTCGGTTACACATTTGGTGGATGGTACGGAGCTGATGCTTCTAACTTAAACAGCAACCCAACATTTGTGATCAATAAGGAAGATGGTGTCATCAACTTCTCTTCTGGACTAAAAGGTTCTACAATCGTGCTTGAGTACATTACTGATGGACTCGAAAGCGAGGACCCTTCTCAGATTATGATTCATAAGTTTGCCGAGGAGTTTGTTTACGCTTACATCAAGTGGTGTATGCTTAACAACCGAATTGGTGTACAAGAGTATGTCGTTAGGCGTGCCAAGCAAGACAAATCTTCTTTGTTGAGGAATGCAAAGATTAGACTTAGCAACATCAATCCTAGAAGGCTTTTGATGGCTTTGCGTGGAAACGATAATTGGATTAAATAATGGAGACAAAAAGAAATTTCATTAAGGCAATAATGAACAAGAGCCTTGATGACAGGCTCGTCCCCGATGGATACTATATTGATGCGTTAAACATTAAAGTTTCATCAACTGATGGCAGTGATGCTGGGACCGTTCAGAACTACTTGGGCAACACAGAGAAGGTAGATGTAAATACATTGCTTTCTGCCGAAGGGTTTACTCCTCAAGTCGACATCTATCCAATTGGCTCATTTACCGACACCAAGAATAACAACATCTATTGGTTCTTAACATCGACCACCTATGACATGATTTTGAAATACCACGAGGCTGACAATGGAACGCCTACTGGTACGCTCATCATGGTAGAGACACGCTCGGGTGGAATCATGAACTTCAGCCGTGAGTACTTAATCACTGGCGTGAACTTGGTTGACAACCTCTTGTTTTTCACGGATGGTCTAAACGCACCACGCAGAATTGATGTAGGAAAACAATACAGAGATACAGATATATCTGATGATAGTGTAAACGTCATCGTAAAGCCACCATTGGCTTCTCCTGACATTGAATTGATTTACGATCCAGCAGAGACATCGGATAACTTGGAAGACAAGTTTATTCGCTTTGCTTATCGCTACAAGTATGTCAACAACGAGATTAGCGCCATCTCTCCATTTTCTAAGACGGCATTTGAGGCACAAGCATTTGAGTTTGACTTTGGCACTGGCCGAAACGAGTCAATGCGAAACAAGGCCAACTCAATCAACATCACGGTCGACTTAGGCTCTGACCAAGTAGAGAAGGTTGAGATTATAATGAAGGATAGCCGCAACAAGAATGCGATGGTTGTCACTTCCATTGATCGTGCGTCTAATATTGCCTTCGGTCAGACTTATGTTCACAAGTTCAAGAACAACAAGATTTTCTCTGTGCTGCCAGATAGCCAAGTAAATCGTTTGTTCGATAACGTGCCATTGCGTGCTAAGGCGCAAGACTTGATTGGGAGAAGGATTGTATATGGAAACTATCGCCAATTCTTCGACATCAAGAAGGTTAGCGGAGAGGACATTGTTATGGACTTTGCTTTGTTGTCTAGAACTACTGCTACGACATCTGGCACTCCATATGAGACATTTAAGTCTGGAAGAAACTATGAGGTAGGTGTTGCTTACCTTGATGACTTCGGCCGTATGACTACCGTGCTTGAGTCTGAGAAGGGTGACAGCACAATCAATATTCCAATTACAAGTGCCGTCAATAAGAACGACTTGTATGTGAAGATATCAAATAAGGCACCTGAGTTTGCTTCAAAGTATCGCTTGTTCTTGAAGCAGAATCGTGGAACTTACTACAACATCCTTCCAACTGGTATCGTGTTCGATGGACTATTTGTATACATACTGATACCGAAATACGATATCGACAAGGTGAAAGAAGGCGACTTGATTTACATTAAGTCAACTCCATCTGGTGTTAAGCAAGATAGTTGGAAGTATAAGATTCTAGAGGCAGAGCAAAAGGAGAAGAACTTCTTGGGAGAGCAGAATGAGCAGATTCAAGACGAAGGGTTCTATATCAAGATTAAGGTAGAGAATGCTGGGTATTTCTCTGAGGATAGCTTCTATACTTTGAAGGACGAAGGATATGGAGTAAACTCTCAAGTATCAGGCGTAAGAAAAAGCAATTCTATCATTGAGGGAACTAGAGATTTTCTAGATAAAAAATTAAACCCTCATGTAGATAAACCTATATTTTATGGTGATGGAACCAATCAGTCATTAGAGGTAATCACATTTAATAGTCAGCTAGCTAGTGCTGGACTTACTGGTAATTTTTCATATAAATTTGATACGGATAGGAGATTTGTTATTGAGATAACAGATGTAAACAAATTCTCTTGGAGGGATTATCGACTAAGCCAAAACTATGGCACTGACATTACGATGAACTCAGATGCATTGCCAACATTGTTCAATGGACAAGGGGGTAATATTCTAATTGCAAATCTCGGTGGATTGAATTTCATATTTGGATATATTCATTGGGATACATCAAAGAATTACACAGTAGGGGATAAATTTATTCTTAACTATCGTGGATGGAGATATGGTATGTTTGGAACACCAATCTCTTTCGATTTTGATAGTAATTTGTATTGGAGTGGTGCCTATACTTGCGTGCCAGACAGAGGAACTAAGGCTAGTAACGATGGAGATTTGTCCATCACTCCAGGGACAATAATCGAATTACAAGTAACAGAATCGTCTACACAGCCGCTACAGACATTCGTGTCTCAAGGGACTTACGAAAATATCGAGGAGTGGTTTTTTGAAGAGCGCATATATGAGAAATACGTTCAGTATACATCTGACGGAAAACCAGATGGAGCCACTGCTGTATTCTTTAGGCGTGGATATGCTGCACAATCAGTTCAGAAGAAAAATACTATACGGGTAATAAATGATGTTGGAGACCCTAATGGATATATAATGATGTGCATGAAAGGGTATGACAATAACCCTGGAAGCATTGGCGATCAGCGTTCTATTCGTGTTAAGCTTAAAGTTCGTAGACCCGACAACATTACAATCCTCGAGACAGAAGGAGAGCCTTTGGTAGAAGACGTGTACTACGAACTGCCTAAGACTTACCCAATTCTTCCTGGCAATTTGCACGGAAAGATTTTGTCTACCGATACCGACCAATCAGTACTGAATCCCGCCATCATTACTATCGAGGACTTTAATGCCATCACATTTGGAAATGGCATGGAATCGTCTATCATTGAGGATGTGTGGAATGGTCCAGAGTTATTGCCTTCTCCACGAGCTAGCGCATCAATTGACAGATATGAGCAAATTGATTCTGTTAACTCATTGACTTACAGCGGAGTATACAACGAGTCTTCGTCAACAAACGACTTGAACGAGTTTAACTTGTCGTTGGCTAACTTTAAGGCACTAGAAAAAGAGTATGGTTCAATTCAAAAATTGTATGCCCGTGATACGGACTTGGTTGTCTTCCAAGAAGACAAGGTTTCTAAAGTTCTGTTCGGCAAGAATCTGCTTTCTGACTCTGTTGGCGGTGGTGTTATTTCAAGTGTTCCAGAAGTTCTTGGGACGCAAATAGCATACTCTGCTGAGTTTGGCATATCTAGTAACCCCGAGAGTTTTGCTAAGTGGGGCAATGATGTATTTTTTACCGATCAGAAGCGAGGGGCTGTTTTGAACCTTACACAATCAGGCATTAAGGAAATATCTACTTATGGTATGCGTTCTTGGTTCCGTGATTTGTTTGACGAATCTCCAAGCACACAGAAGCTTGGTGCCTTTGATCCTTACGAGTTCATGTATGTGCTTTCTTCAAATGAGATTGACATTGCTCAATGCTCGTTGACAGTTAGCAATAGCGAGATTCTAGTGAGTGGAGATGCCTTCACAAATGGATTCTTGTTCTCAATCACATCTAACACCGATTGGGTTATCACATTGGTTGATACTGGAGATGGCACTAGTTGGCTTACATTGAATCAAACTAGTGGCAATGGTAATGCTGGTATCGCTGGTGAGATATCTTCAAATGTAGGGGCTGGAAGTAGCCGCTCTTTGACTATCCGTGTGACAGCTTGTGGTCAGAATACTGACATCACATTCACTCAGTCAAACGAAAAGCGCAAGGAGATTATCGTAGTAAGCACTGGAGATAAAACTAATGATGGAGAGAAGTCTACTTTGCCATCATACAACTCTGGTCTTGGAAACATTGGGAACACTCCAGTGCCAATCTCTCAAGATGGCGACTATATCTTTACGGATGTTCGTGGTGGTATCGTTGGCACAGATGGAATTCCAAACTCTGGAGATAGTGTAGACATCATTGGCTCTACTTCTTTCGGAGATGCTACCTTGCCAGAGAAGCCATTCAATCCAAACTTAGGTAACAAGATGTACTATCTTGATACCAATACAGTATACGACCCAACGCAAGGATCTGATATCATTGCTGCTGGAACAGAAGTACCAAGTTATACTTTAGTGGGAAGTGAGTATAAAGGCAACTTTACTTACTCAGCAACTAATGACTACTTGTACATCGTTATCGATTATACAAACGTATTGAGCAATGGAGACGCAGTGACTAGCATTCCGGTGCCAACTAATGGGTTGCCAGAAGTGATTAATGTAGATAACTCGGCATCGATTGGAAACTATGTTGTGACTTACTCGTCTACCTCTACTGATATTCGATTTGTAGTAGAGAATGCCAATGGAGCAATTATCGCTGATAGCGGATATGTGAATGCCCCTAGCGCTCAGACATTGAGCATCAAGAAGACAGCTACTGGCCAAGATGTTGTTAAGGTTTACAATAATGATGTAACCGGAACCGACACCTTTGACTTGACAATTGGAGCAATTGCTTTGACCTCTGCCTCAATTGGTAGCACTGGACACGATACCGCTTCTGAGTCTTGCGCTGGTTCTGGCACTCAGACAATCTACCACAACGGATCAACGGCTGACCCATTGCCTGGTGACATCGTATACACTACCGCTGCTGGAACTACTGTGTTTGACGGAGGGGGTCAGTACTACACATCTAGTGGAAATACAATTGTAATCACATCGGCTGGTGTAGTTCGATACATTGAATCTTGCACTTGCTCTGAAACAGAGGTGCCCACAATTACCCAAGGTGACATCTTTGTTGAGCAGTCAGTACCCATGTCGCTGAAAGTACAAGCTACAAATAATCCAACGTCTTTTGCTGCTGCTGGAAATTGCAGAGAGTTCTCGATGTTTGGAGGGGCAGATGGTGCTGTATTCAGTGGTGTCGATTGTACTACTGGAATTGCAAAAGAAATCTTCGTTTCTTCAAATGACACTATAACTCGGTGCTTCTGGATTGATTCTGTATATATCGTTGGAGGTAGCGCTGACGCATCGTTTGAAGATGTTGGAGGGTGTACAAGTACATCACTTCCAGAAGGAGTAGAACTTGATACAGATACTGGTGTTATCAGTGGTACTCCTAGCAATCAAGGTAAATTTACATTCACCCTCAATGCTACGAACTGCTTTGGAACTAGTGCTGATGCGTCATTTGATATCACGGTTGGCCCTGGTGCTCCACCAACCACACCATTCTTGGTAGAGATGGATAGCCCACAGACTACATCTGCATTGGCTTGTGCCATTTCTAGCCCAACTTATGACACAATGTACCACGATGGTATCTTGTCTTACCCTGTCATCCGTGACGTGGTATACGAGGACGAACTTGGTCTAATTTTGTTCGTAGGCGGAGACGACTGGTACTTGATGGAGAATGGAGTTGCCATTCAAGTTGGTAACGATGGTGTTGTATCTGATACTTTCCAGTGCGACATTTCACCTAGCGGTCCCGTTACTCCAACATGGACATCTGGTGGATCGGTTGGTTATGACGCAAGTGACTCGCTAGTATCTTGTGCAGCAGGTAGCACAGTTGCCATATACTACACTGGCACATACGGGGTTAATCCAGGTAAGTTGTCATTGTCTGCAAGTGGTAGCCCCTATGCTCCTGCTGGATGGTATAAGCACCCAACTAATGCAACCACCCACTATTGGGATGGAAGCCAATGGACTACGGCAGCTGACTGCCCATAATAAGAATAACGAATGGCTAACTATACATTAACATATTCAGAGGAGTTGCTAGGATGGACATCGTTCCACTCCTACACTCCCGACTGGATGGCTGGGCTGAACAATGACTTCTATACTTTCAAGAATGGTAAGGTATGGAAGCATAATGTGAACACTACTAGAAATAACTACTATGGCGTTCAGTATGACACCATAATAGAGACCGTGTTCAATGTGGAGCCTGACCAGCCAAAGATGTTTAAGACAATTAAGCTGAAGGGCAAGAGTGCACAACCTTGGTCTGCTGTTGTTACATCGGATTTGTCCGATGGACTTATTGCTGTTAGTGGATACGAGAAGAAAGAAGGCAACTGGTATGGTTATGTTCGTAGAGAAGATGGCGACCTAGACCCAACATTCTTGTCAGTCCAGGGTCTTGGCATTGTCGACACGGCAACTACCGTTCTTGACACTGTCGTCATAACGATAATTGGCAATGTGACACAAGGCGTGTCCGTAAAGACCCAATCACCACCTCAAAATAACGGAGACTTATTATTTGCTGGTGTTATATCTGGCTCTAGCATCACATCACTTGGGCCTAAGTTAGGACAAGTGAGTACGATATCTTATGATTCTGTAACGAACACAACAACCATAGAAATGGTCAACCACCCATACACTGGAGCAGCTCCAACGCCTCCATCTATTGGTGAGTATTTGATTTCTGCAAAAAGTTCAGTGGCCGAATCTTATGGATTGCGTGGATCGTACATGAATGTTCGTCTAACAAACTCTGAATCAGAACACGTAGAGTTGCTATCTATAGGCTCTGAGATATTTAAGAGTTACCAATAAAATAACTATCTTTGTAACAATGGACCCAATTACATTATCGCTACTTATATCGCTTGGGACCCAACTCGCTGGTATGGGTGCAAGCACGTATTTTAGCAAAGGGAGACAGAAAGACGCTGAACAAGCAGCCCAAAGAATTGCGGCACAACAGCGCATGGTTAAGGAATCTGATGAGGTTTCTGGATTGCAAGTTCCAACTCTTGGTTCAGAATTGGCACGCCAAGAACTAGGTCAACAATATGCTAGTTCACTTAAGGCATTGCAACAATCTGGCGCTGCTGGCGTACTCGGTGGAGTGCCTGCATTGGCTGGTATTGGTGCTGACCAAGCATTGAATATTGCTGGAGATTTGAACCGATTGCAAGCAGAGCGTGATCGCTTCGTTGCTGGAACATTGCAAGAGCGTGCTGCTCGTGAGGCTCGTTCTGAGAGAGACTTGCTTGGCCAACAATTGGCTGGCGCTCAGATGTCCGCTGCTCAAGAAAAGGCACAACAACAGCAGAATGTTGCTGGAATGATTGGTGCCATTGGCACAACTACTGGCCAATACATTGGGGCTCAAGCTTTATACAAGAAACAACCAGAGGCTACTAGCAATGTAGCAAAGCCAGCGCCCAAGATGGAATACGAGAAATACGCTCCATCATTGTCTACTACTGAGTCTGTTTCTAAGTTGGGGACGATAGAGGATCGAATGATGCCAATGCCTCAGATTGGTGGACCTGGTCCAGAACAATTCTTGGGTCTCCCAAGCGCTGGTGTGCCATCTCTTGGTATTCCATCGCTATATCAGCCTAGCAATATGTACGCTAACGCATTTGCTACCCCATCTATTGGTGGAGCAAATATCTCTCCATTCTTAGGGTTGAGTGGCCTTCCAGGTATTCCTCCAATAACTTTTAGATAAGATGCCAGAATATTCGGGTTATATATCAGTCAACCCAGTAGACTGGGGCAAGGTTGCAGGTGAGGCTAGCAAGCAGATTACTGATGTCTTAATTAAGCGTCAGCAAGAGCGTATTCAATTGGACGACTTGAATGCGGATACTCAACGACAGATTGAGAACTACGAAGCCACCAAGTCTCCTGAGATTAACAACTTCATTATGGCTAGCGCTCAGACTAGTAAGTCTTTTATTCAGAATCAAAACGATATGCTGAAGAAAGGATTGATCACTCCTGAGCAGTACAAGCGAAACTTGCAACAGACTCAAGTTGGATTCAAATCCTTTAAGGCCGTAATGGATGGTTTTGCTGGAAACATCGAAGAGGCTACCCGTTTGCAAGAAGAAGGCGTTACTGGAAAGCAAGCCCAATGGGTGAACGATGTAAACAATAGCATCTTGACCTTGAAGGATAAGATGATGACCGTTGGTCCTAATGGTAGTTTGTATATTAAAGATGCAAACTCTGGCCAATTGTATGATGTACAATCAATGATGAATCCACAGAACAATGTGGTTAAGCGTGTTGAATTGTACAAAGAAGTTGACGATGCCGTGAAGGGACTTGGCGCAGGTGCTAGGTACAATACCGAGACTAAGATGTTTGAAATCTCACCAAGCGTAAAGGAAAATTGGGATGAAGAGAAGGAGAAGTTGGCTGATGCCATCTTGTCTAGCGATAGTCGAATTGCTAGTGTATTGGCA